CTGGGAATGTGATTTCAACTGTTCGTGATGTCTTGCTGTTCATGTCGGTAAGCATCGCGTGCTGTCCTGTTGTATCAGTATAATCAAAATTACCCTCGATTGCTAAATCTGCTGCGGTTAACAATGTAGGTAAAAACTGTCTATACGAATCCGCTGATGCGTGTGTCGTTACATCAACCGTTTCTGCAGTTACCTTTATTCCGCCAATATTAGACAACTCACCAACTGTAACATTGTTCCATTTTAGTGTGGTGCCAAATGCAATATTATTCATGTATTTCCTCCTTTATCTTTTATAAACTGTTCTAAAATTAATCGTCCATTCCTGCCTGCCATTTTCGTCGCGTCCAATGTCTAATATATCGCCCTGCTGATAAATACACTGTATTCGCGTCGATTTAGCCCCGTGTAACAAATCCTTAATCGTTTCGCACAATGTTACACCAGTGGAATATGTAACATGCCTTACGCGGACTTGAAATGTCGGTTCCTCGATTTTACTCTCGGTTAGGCTTCTGGGGTAACCCCCTGTATTATATAATACAACGATATTGTCGGGAGCTGGTGGAGCGTTCCCAATATATACGTTGGTTATACCTACCATTAATGCTTTCACGTCTGTCAATAAATTACTCATGCGCTACCGCCTTCTTCGCTGCATCAATCAGCGCTTTTTCATATTTGCCTTTGTTCGCCTTGTATGGCTCTTCAAGGTATTTTGCTTGCCCGCCGTGTGGGTGCCTGTACCCGACTTCTTCATGGATGCGCAACGCGTATGGTGCCGTGTACCCAACTGTACCCTCTAAATTTACCACTTCCGCAAACGCTGCCGCTTGCAAGAAACCTGTGTCGACGGGCGCTAACGCTTGCGACTTGCCCTGCAAATCCAACACTATGTCTTGCATTTCTTTCGCTACCGCGTTGTGCGTTTTGCTTGGCATGCCTTTTAATATCGCCATCAACTTATCTACTCCGTCAATCTCAATATGCACATTATTGTTCATATTAGGTAAACCTCATACCACTGCGTTGCACCGTCTAATCCAATCATGGACTCCGACGATATTACCCTGCGCCCATCAATCAAATCATTGTTTGATACTGGCGACTTGGTAAACACTACCGCGCTTGATGTGATTTCTTGTCCTTGTGCATCTCGGACTAACTTAAACCCTGTTTCTTTCCTGCCCTTAATCGTTGATGTGGTGTAGGTTGACTCGTTATACTCGTTTGGCGTGCCTGCGTACGACCATATTAAATTTTGGTTTGCATAATTATCTAACATACCCTAAACCCCCCTGCCATATACGGTGCGAGAAGTTCTTTCGCTTCTTGGCTTACAATTCTGTTCTGCGACCCTGTGTATGTTTCCGACAATTTACCTAAACTAAACGACTTCACCCCTTGCCTTTGCAATTCTATTCTGCTTGATGTACCGTTTGCCAACTGCAACGCCAACTCGACTTGCGCGTTTTTAACTTCGGTGGGCACGCTCGGCTGAACATACCAATTATCATTGCTAATTGCGCCCCCTGTATTAATGTACTCTTGGTCGTACTCGGTATAAATCACTCGTGGGAACGCCAAAACCTGTGTTGTAACCGCTTTGTAACCTATCAACGGCTGACGGTCTATTATCTGCGTCGCTTTGCGCAAATGTATGTCCTTGTCGTCACTACTCAACACGTCCCATGCGACGTGTTTTGCGTCCGTTGTGGCGTAATGTGCCACCATGTATGCTGTTGCATCGGCTTGCGAAATATAACTATCTGTTCCTACCGTCAACGCCACTTAAACCACTCCTTTTCTTTGTCATAATCCCCAATCCAATCCCTACCCCATTCAACGCAATATCACCCCACGAAAATATCGTGTCAATCCGCATTTCCTTTATCAACCCCACACACATTAATATAATAGCTACTTGCCACCACTTCATACAACTTGATAATGTATGTGCTAAAATATAAGCTAAAAATAAATGTGCAATGTTGTCGTTGATGAATTTAGCTAATACTCTAAACTCCATATAGTGGCCTTTCTGCCGTGAAAATGCGAGTTACATCTGCTTGAGTGAAAATCTTACCCAACATTCTTAACGGGGACATTTGACCATTAAAAGTAAAGTCTATTGCCCCTGCACGATTGCCTATCCTAACCGCACCTGCAATATCTGGTGGTAAAGCTGTTTCGCTTCCACCACTTGCGGTTACATCAACTGCGTTTACATATATCTTTCTGCTTGTCCCCATTGTAATTATGACCATTTTCCATATAGCAAAAGGTAGGGCATTAACAGATGTTGTTGTTAATGTAGCACCGTTTACAAGTAACCCTATTTGATTTGTTCCTCTAATATAAATGTCATAGCCATTAATGCCTAAGTCACCCGAACTTTTATCTATTATCCTACCTGCATTATTTTCCCCAATACTATTCGCCTTAACCCACGCTATAATAGTCCCACCCTGTGTCATTCTCATACTCGGACTATCAGCTATTTCTATGTATGATGTAGTACCATTGAATGAATTTACCCATACACCACTTGGTAGTTGTGTCCATGTTACATTGGAGAATGTGCCATTGTTGCGATTTCTGCTACCATCAACCAATGATAATGTAGGTGATGTACCCCATTGATACTGTGTGCTATTTAATACATGCGAAGTATTTACTATCCTTATAGGTAACATTTTACCACCTCTATTCTTAATGAAATGCTTGTTTTATTCATAGTCATACCTTAGCCAATCCATACTGTAACGCAACTGAATTATGAAATCTTATACCACTTGCAACAGTTTCAATGCCTGACATGTATGATACTTCGGACATGTAACCGTTGAGGTGTCTATTAGCTGATACCATGTTGCCTATTATTAAATCAGCTGCATTATCAACACTTGCTGTACCTACTGGCGTTGAACTTTCAGTTAATGTTTGAGATACACCATTAAGTATAATTACTGGATTATTAGCTACATTGGTATTATCAAAAGTTACTTGATATGTATATAAATTACCTACAACCAAACTATTTGTAGGTGTATTCCATGAGCCTATTGTTGTTGAAAAGCCATGATTGAATTGCAACCGATTGTTTGTGCTATCAATAAACAATTCTTTGTTAGCACCTTTTGAAAACAATCTACCCGCGTTACTTCCACCTGTACCAATGTATTCAAACTGTCCTCTTATTGTAAATGCTGTCAAATCGTTTATACTTGCATTTTTAGCAATAGTGCATATTGATGTTGCAGATGTAAAGTCAAGCATGTATGGTAAGCCTGATGGCTTTATCCATGTTGCACCACCTGAGAGAGTACCGTTGTTATTATTGCGTGAAACATCAGCAAGAGTTGTACTATCTGATATGTATGGATATTTTGCCATTAATGGTGCTAGTCCAAGAGCATATTCGGCAGATGTGATTTCTTGGATGAAGAATTGGGAAAATTCCGCATAACCAGAACCATAGTGATAACAATATAACAACGGTGTTGTTCCAGTTAATTCGCTGGGTTGAACAATCAAGCCGACTCTTGCAGATTGTGTTTTTGTTAAATCAGAGCTGTCTTTTATAATGGCTACTCCATTATTATAAAGCCTAATCTTTGCACCGTCAGTATCGCTATTATTAGTCCCATAAACGGTAATTAAATAATATTTTGTTAAATCTAATAAATTGAATACATCTCTTCTCCCATATGCGTTAGTCGCTGATGTTAATCTGTATTTATTAGACACTATACTATCATAAGATGAATTCCACCCAGTAAGCGAAGAAGCCCATGTGTCAAGCGCAATGTTGTTGCTCCTTTTACCCTTGATTAAATTTCTGCTATTTTGCAAGTTCTTCACCTTCCATCTTTACTGCTTGTGCAGCTTCGATTGACGATTTAAAGCCTGTTTGCATTGCTGCTATATTGGCTTGCATTTCTGTTATCTCTGCTTCGCATTTTGCCAAGTCAGCTATTAATGCGTTTCGTCTATTCTGCAAGCTCTCTAATTCTGCATTTTTAATTCCGTACATTTCTACTTTAATGTTATCTATTCTTGCCATTGATTTCACCTCCGTATTTTAGAATGAGTATTCGTGCAAGCCAAATATAAAATCTACTGTGCCTGTATCGCCAATAACTTTTGCGTTGACCCACAGTTTAGTTCCTGAATTTGCTCGTTTCATAATAAATTCAACTGCCGATTGCCTTAATGGAGAAGGGATTATCATTGCTACAACTGTTGAATTGCCATCGGTTATACCTTGTGCTTCGCTTGTGCCAAAGGTAAACCTTAAATAGGTTAACACCGTTCGCTCTGTTGTTGTAACCAATACCTTGTGGCAATCATATTTAGTCATGCCTGTTTGTACTGGTGTGTCACCTGTGCCGAGTACATTTATAGCAGTACCCCAATCATTATTACCTGCATCAACTCTGAATGATACAAGAGATTCTCTATCAGCTTCATGCACTCCTGCGTTTGGACTTGCGGCATCGCCAAACCATATCTCGTTATTGTGAACATGGTGTTCTGTTTCGTAGGCTTCTTTAAATGCTCTTTCAATTAAGTTTTTCATTATTCATACCTCCACTAAATCCCAGCGGCAGCGTCTATGCACTCCGCAACAAATGCTCGTGCTGTTCCTGTGCTTTGTACGATTACGAATTTTAATCCGTATGTGTTATATACATTCTCAAACAACTCAACCATCTTAACTGTCTGCACATTAGCAAAGGTAAACGCTGCATCAGCAGAAGCTAGTGTATAAGCACCGCCTGATATATTTATTAAATATTTTCTGATGATTAAAGTATCACCTGCTTGCATGTTGGTTAAGTCAATCCTTAAGCTTAAAGCTACTTCAACTTTTCCTGGGTCTGGAACTTTAGCATATACTACTGTTTCGCCTGCGCCTACTGTCGGTGTATAGCTTGCGCTTAGTCCGCTTCGTGCTGCGTCAAGTGTTTGTTCTAATTGTGTGGTTATGCTTTCAAGCGTGGCCGTGCCGCCTTGTATTGCATTTATCTTTGTTATTACTGGTGCTAAACTGGTTATATGTCCGCCCATTTTATACCTCCTAAGCCCACGCTGTAATTTGCATTACTAACCCTGAGGTTGTACTTGCAAAGTATAGCGTACATGTTGCATAATTTAATCCTTCTTCGGTGTATTCAGCATCATCATTGTACTGTATATATGGTGCTACTGGTGTAGCTACTTTACCTGTAACATAAGCTACTCTAAATTTATAATCACCTGTGCCAAGTTGAGGTTTCATAGAAAACTTCTTAGTATTTGCAGGTAATGCTTGCGAGTATTCAGTATTAAGCGTAGTCATAGTCACATTATACACTGTTGGTGTAGTTGGAATTGATACATCTTTCGTGTTTAACGGATTAGATGCTGTTACCGCTGCCCCTGCCACATTAACGTGTGCTTGGACTTTGTTGGTTGTCCCGTCTGTTGTTTGGTCTATTCCAACCTTGCCTATTACGTCTGAATCCGAACCTAATTCTACCTTTATTTTATCGGTAGAGGAATTAAATATCTTTTCGAATATCTCTGTGATTCTTGGTATACTCATTTTGTCACCGCTTTCTTTGGTAATGGTTTAGGTCTTACCACTACTTCTTTTACTTCTTCTTTTATCTCAACCACTTCATCGTGTTTGTAGCCTAATTTAATCAGCGCATTTATAACGCCTTCGTCGTCAGTTACAAACACCCCGTCCTCAAACTTACATAACTTACAATTTCTTGCACTATTCCATACGATTCCGTTACCGTAAAATTTCATACTTTCCTCCCAAGATTAGAGGGAGCGGATTAACCGCCCCCAACTATTATGATAATGTAACTCCGTCCGATGCCAATATGCGCCATGCAAACGACGCGCCCAACTTAAATCCATACAACACAATAAAATCACCTGCTGTATTTAGCGTAATTTTAGTGTTTCCTGCTGCATTGATTGCTGTTGCTACTGTTATCTCACGCGTTCCGCCACCCGCCAATGTGTCAACCGATATTGCAATCATTTGTCCCGCAAAGGTAGGCACCGCAAGAGTATTTGTTTCTGCTGCGTCTGCTATTGTTAATGCAAGGTTACCGTTGCCTGTAACTGGTATCGCCGCTGCATGTGCTGCTGTGATTGCCCTTGCCATTGGGGTGGTAATTGCCGCAAAGTGAGAGGTATCAACCGACCCCGCTGTGATGTGTTCACTATCAACTGCGTTGTCTGCCAATTTAGTTCCATCAATCGCATCTGCGCCAATCATCGCTTTTAATACTTTAACTGCGCCTATTGCTGTTACCCCTGTTGCGCTAATGGTTATGTCACCAGACACGGTTGCGCTTGTAATATCTGTACCATCACCGATTAATATTTTACCACTACCTTTTGCATCTAAATCTGTCGGTGCATCTGCTGCGCCACCGACTTTGATTGTACCGCGCGTCATGTTAGCCAGTTTGGCGTTAGTGACGTTATCGTCTAATATCTTCGCTGTGATAACTGCATCTGCTCCGATTGCTGTTGCGTCTACCGCGCCTGCTGCAAAATGTGCTGTGTCAATCGACCCGTCTACATAGTGTTCACTATCTACTGCGTTGTCGGCCAGCTGTGCGCCTGTTATCGCATCTGCTGCGATTACCGCTGTTGTGACCTGTAACAACCCGATGTGTGCCGTGTCGATTGCCCCTGCAACTATATGTTCGCTATCAACTGCATTGTCGGCTATCTTTGTGCCATCAATCGCATCTGCGCCGATTTTAGCTGTGGTTACCGCACCATTAATTATTTTTAATGTGGTTACCGCATCATTTACTATCTTTGGCGAGGTTACTGCGTTGTCAAGTATTTTAACTGTGGTTATTGAATCATTGGCAATAACTGCCGCTGGATTCAATGTTTTTGAATTTACACCGTCATGGTCATGTCCGTCTGCTGTTGCAAACAAAACGTCGTGAAATTCATGCTCCGCCCAATCTTTTAACTGTGGGTTTCTTAACTTGTTGTAATTTACGTCTATTGCTCCCATGCTTGTTCCTCCTTTTAAAGTAGACGGGTATATTTCAACCCGTCATTTGTTCCTTTATGCTATTGCTAGCCCTGTCAATGTACCATGTGCAAATTTTGGCCCGTGGTCTAAACCAATCTGCCCGAATATCTGACCGTTTTGTGCTGCGCCTGTTCTTGCCAATTCCTCATAGAATAGGTTACCCTTGTTAGGTACTGGCTGGAACACTGGTGCAATAACGCTCATGTCGTATATACCGAGTATTGCTGCGGGTTGCATTCTGTGCGCTGGTGCTACGCCGATGTTACCAAAATCAGTTTCTAACTGCTTGATGTTTACGCCGCCGACATTTCTGTCCTCTGGTGCATAACCATAAATATTAGATAACTGTTGTTTTTGGAAACCGCCGCAGAATATAACCATGTTTTTGAACATCGCGCCGTTGGTGAACATTTCAAGCAACAGCTCGTCCATGAGTGCTTTACTCAATTTCGCGCCTGCTGCTGCTACTGTGTTAACGGAACACGCTTCAATCATTCCTCTTGTTTGGTTTGATTGGTTTGCTGCTGCCGCTAGCGAATAAGTCCCTTGCAGAAAATGCCATTCAACTCTGCGTGCAATTCCTTCAAGTGCTTTAGCTATCTGCCAATCCAACTCGCTCATAACGTTGTTAGATGCGCCTGCGGTGTTTATACCGAGTAGCCTGCCTTGATTCGATTGCTTAACGTAAGATAGCAACACTTCCGCTTGGAATATCTGTGTTACGTTCTTGATTTGGTCTCGGACGTAATTGATTGGTGATACGCCAGCAATTGACTCGTCCTCTGTGATGTTTTCCTGTGCAAGCGCTTCATGGTCGTACTCGCTCGATGTAGGAAATTCGAAATTGTTTGTTTGTCTGCCACCTGTTAATCCACCAATCATTGATAGAAATGGTGTGTTAATCATGTCGGCTGTGAAGAGTTCCCCCGTATAATTGGGAAGCGCCCACAATGTTCCAGTCGCCTCGTTTGCCATAATTTATTCCTCCTGTTTTTCATTAAAAAAACACCCTTTATATTTGAGTGTTTCGTTTGTTTGTAGCTTTTTTAAAATTTCTACTTTTGCCTCTTTGGTACCCCTTTTTGAGCTAAGGATATTTTTTGCTTTGTTTCGTCAGAAACATGAAATCCAACCATGTTTTTATTGCCAATCTTTGCTTCACTTAGTTTTTTTCTCGTTTCTTCTGACGCTTTCTTCCCTAAGTTAGCTAATCTAAGTTTTTCTTTCTTTTCTTCTGAACATGGCGGCAACTTTCTTCCTGTCATCATTTCAGACATGTGTGCTTTATGTTCTTCTGACCATTTTACCCCTTTTCTACTCGGAGGCGTAATGTTTTTTTGTTTGAGAACTTCGCGAATTTTATCTTTTGTTTCTTGTGAATGATTTTTGTTTTGACAGCCTCCAAACAATCTGTTATATCCACAACTTCTGTCTGTGGCATTATAAAACCCAATCCAATATAACTCGCGTTGATCGCGCTGATCTTCAATACAGGCTTCAAGGATAGAATATTCAAAAGCCTCTAACCCATACTTGTTATAAGATGCCTGTAAATAACTATTGCCATGATACCCGCCTTTTAATTCGCTTTTATGTCCGCGCCATCGCGTGGTACAAGACTTGGATTGTCCGATATACACCTTGTTTGTTATTGTGTTTCTAATGCAATATATACCGGATATATGGTTTTTAATTGGCATACCATCAACTCCTTTTTAACATTATATCATAAAAAGGTGTGGGTGTCAATTTATAACTCCAAACTGTACCGTTTATTTTTTATGTTCCTCTCGGAATATTGCGTTTTTCAACGCTATTGCTTCCGCGGTATTTCCTTTTTTTACCGCTTCCGCGTATTGTGTTTTCATAGTTTCGATTTCCGATAACGCTTGACTCGGTGGCGGATTCACCCCTGTTGACGTACTCGCAATTTTGATTTGCGGGAATTCTTTTGCCAACTCTTCGGCGAGTTCTTTCAAACCTACCGCGTTTCCGTTCTCGTCAATCTTTATCTTGCTACGGTCAATCAATCTTGCTACCAGTTTCGCGTCGAAGCCTTCGAGGCTTTTGATTTCTGCTAATAGCAATCTCTCATTTGCTTTACTCATTGCTGCATTCACGTTGTCGTCAATCATTTTCTTGTACAACGGTGCTTTTGTGACGTCCACCACGTCCTCTGCCGACAATCCTAAAATTGTCTTTACCATTGTTTTTACTGACTCCGCTGCTTCCTCCGCTGCTTTTCTTGCTAACCGATTCTCTTTCGCTTCCTCGCGTATAGTCCGAACGTAATCCTCCGAAAACGTTTTTCCTATTGGCGGTATTGCGGTTGTTTCTGTTGTTGTTATTACGTCTGTTTCTGCCATATCAATGACTCCCTCCGCGCATCTGCGCTTAATGTAACAGTTTTATGACTTGTTTAGGTCACTTTTTTCTGTATACCATACCATCTTTTGACTTTGTGTGTATTGCCTTGTCGTTCCATATATCACTTGGTATCCCGTCGCCATCGTCATACGCAAAACAATAATGCTTTGTTTCCCTTTCGTCTTCGTATATTACGTCAGATTGCGACCACTCGTCTATTTGTTCGTCGTAATGTATACACGTTTTGCATCTGCTACCGTTCATTTGCCAAACACCCTCTCTAACATATTTGTGATATATGCTGGTAACGCTTGCCCAGTTTCTCGCATCGCGAATACCTCTGATAAAAACTCATGGTCGTCTGTTTTTGCATACGACGATATGTTATAAATATCGCCATCTCTTCTTGCCTTGCTGTTTGTTACCATTACGTCCATTATTTTTGCGTTGTCGTCCGCCGTTCTTGCATACGCACCATTTATCATTTTAAACTTTTGGTCTGCCAACACATGCCCGTATTCGTGTGTTATAACGTCCTCAATCTCGTGCCCCGTACGTATTACATTCCCGCGTGAAAACTTTGCCATTTCCTCGTATTTCTTTAATACTTTCTCGTAATATTTTATGTCGCTTTGTCTTGCCTGTTCGCTATAATATGCTTTCGTTTTCGCTTTTTCTAACCACAATTTTGTGTTGTCCACCGCTTCATTGACCTTTTTAGGGAATTCAACATTCGAAGCGTACGACGCAATACTTGGCTTGTTAATAAACGCCTCCCCAAATTTAATCATTTGACGGTTTGCGCTTGCATACGCTTTCGTTCTGCCCGTCTCTATCGATTGCAACACGTCTATTGGATACTTGCGCGTTAAATTAAACAATGTTTCGTTTATTTTGTTTATGTCGTCAAGGTTTTTAAATATATTCTTGTTAACTGTTATGTTAACCGCATATTTATCCATTGCCTTAAACGCCTCGTCTATTGTCTTTGCTGGTACAAACTTAACAACAACGGCTTTAGGTTTTGCAACGACCTTCGGTGCTACTCCCAACGTTCCCGCCCTCTTTTTCGCCCTGTACGCGCTGAACGTTTTTGGCACGCTCTGTGGGTCTTTTGCTTTTTCCTTTTCCCACTCCGCCCTGTCGCTTCTGCGCCGTGCTTTAACCGCTTGCTCTTTGTTGTAATTGTCAACGCTTCTCTTGTCCGATGCCGTTAACTCAAACGGTCTGTTTGACTCCGCCTTCGTCTGTGCTGGGTTATCGTCAAATTTAATTATGTATGGCACCGCGCTGTGTGTGCAATTAGGGTGTATTGTTGAATGTCCACCGCTAAATACGTCGTCTAACTTTGGATACCCCGCCGTGTTGCCCGAAATGCTGTATACCCTGCCCTCATACACCGCGCATATCTCACACGTCGAGAAATGTGACGGTATCTTTACTAAGTCATACCCCGCATCTTGCACCGCTTGCATTGATGCTTTATTTGCAGCTTCTCTTGTTGTTGTTCGTGCGACCATCGACGCATACGCATCTGCTTTTATTAATCTACCATTTTTATCCTTAATTGCGGGTATCCCGTTGTCTTTTAACTTCTCGAGTAAAACGTTTTTTATTTCCTTTACGCCACCGCCTACGCCCGACGCCACCGCTTCTAACCCCGCCTGCCTTATGTTGTCTTCGATTGACCTACCTATAAATTGATTTGCGTCTTGTAAACTTCCAACGGTGTTGTTAATTAACGTTTTCATTACCCGATTGTTTGCGGCTATGTCCGACACGTTTATGTTTGCTGCTCGGTATGTTTCTAACACTTTGTCTATGCCTTGATTGTACGCGTCGGTTATTTCGCCATTCGCCCACTTCCCCGCAAATTCGTCCAGCACCTCTATCTCTTGGTTAATGCTCGTCATTAACTTCCTTCTGTATGACGTCGCGTTGCCCCGTGCTTCTTGCGCCTCGACTATCTTTAACATTCTATCCATCGACGCTCTATATTCGTCTCTCAACCGCTGAATGTTTTCTGGTATTGGCTTTGGCATATTTACACCAAAAACAACGTATATATTGCCCCTTCTTTCCCAAACCAAAACAACCCCGTCTTCTTTTTCGCTACCCATTCGTTGTTAACAAACTTTTCAGATATGACCCGTCTAAACCTCAATCTGCTCATCTTGCGCCTCCTGTTCTTCGCTTTCCTCGCCCTGCGCAATTTCTGGTATGCTGACGGGTGTTGATTCCTCGTCGCTGATACGCGCCATTTCTTCATCGGCTTCTTCGTCTGTCATACCATCATATACTTTCAACGCCCTGTACTGCGACATTGTTGCTTTGTCCGCTGTTCTGGACTTCATAATTGCAGCCTCTTCAACTGGGTCGCTCGGTAATCCGTCCGCCCACTTAATCGCTACGTCAGTTATTTTCTTTATGCCTATACCGCCTAATTCACTGCATAACTGTATCGCCTGCTTTAACGCTGGGTCGAATCTCATGCGTACGCGATTAACCTTTGCCAACGGCGAAATCATTAACCTCTTTAACGCGCTACCCGACGGCACCTGTCCTGTTGATGTGCTTAAATCGCCAAACACCGCACTACCCATTTCACTTATTGTATATAACATTTGTGTTAACTTGTCGATTTGCTTGAAATTCGCTTCCAATTGCCCGTCCCATGTGATGTACTTAACTTCTGGGTCGTCGTTTGTGTCTCTCGCGAAATACCCGCCCATCTTCAACCTGTACTCGCCTGTAATAGGGTCGCGCTCTAACGCTGACGCTGCACCTTGTACGCTTGGATTTGCGTGTTTGTCTAATATTCTGTCTATCTGTCCCACGCGCACCATTATATCCGCTACTATGCTGTCGATATCTGTATAATCGTCCATACCTGTTATTCTGTCTGATACCAATATGTTAGGTATCTGTATAATTGCGAAATCCGATAACCCCGTCCGAACAACCGTACGCGCCTCTGTTTCTTTCGCTATGGTTTCGCCGTCTAATTTATATGTCCTCGTTTCGTACGAACCCCGATAATGTATTCTAACGTTTAATGTGTCCCCGTCCGCCCATGCGATAACGTGATTCACAATCTTATGTATGTTCTTGATATCCACTACTGGATACCATATACACGGCTGTGTAATATCAATGCCCTCTTTGCTAATTTCTAAAAGCCCGTCGCCATACCTCGACACGTCAATCGCTGCTTGGTATGCCGTGTTGATTAAATCGCTCGTCTTTATTATCTCGTCAATCGTTTCCTGCGACGTCTTTGACGTGATGCTTGGTACCTCGCCTAATAATAAATCTGCTACCTTCAAGCTCATTAATTTTTGATAATTAAAAATAACTGGATACGATACGATGTCTTGAAAATTAGATATAACACGCTCAATGCGCTTCAATTCTTCCTTATACACTTCCGCGTGATTACATTCAAATAACGCTCTATGCTCGTTGTATGTCTTAATCCTGTCTCGCTCACACTCGGGCGGGAACACCTCGCCAATGTCTAAAAAACTCAAACTTGTTAACACGTTGTACCCTCCCCTTGTATAATATATTCCCACGCATACCCACCTGTGTGTTTTCTTTTTCCAACACATACCCGTGTTATGTGCGTGCTTTTTAGATTATAATGCTCTGCTGCTTCTTTAATTGATTCAAACTTTATGCCTGTGTCAATGTTTAATACCGCCCTTTTAATTTTTTCAATAGACGCCAACCTTGCTTTGTCCATGCTTTTATAATTGCCTTTTCTGTCTTCTGACCATTTTTGTTTTTGTTCGTCGGAATGCGTCTTTCCAAAAAACGGGTTATTTTTACCTAAATAAACCCCATCTTTTTTTCTTCTTTGCTTTTCTTTTGTTTCTAGCGTGTGTCCGTATCCTAACGTGTTTCCTGCTATTCTACATATGTTTAATTCTGGATTCACCTTATCAATATGCGCTTGTTCGTATGCAAGCATCTTTTCTTTGTCCTCTACTTCTTCAATTATAGTAAAAATCAACGACTCCGCCCCATATTTATTAAACATATTTTGTAGATACTTATTTGAATGCTTCCCACTTTTTAATTTCCTCAAGTGCTCCGCCCATCGCTTTTTAAATCCTACCGTTGTGCTCCATATATATTTCTTTTCGTTTATTTGTATTTGGTATACGCCTATTCTCATTGTTTGCCCTATCCTTATATGTTTATGTTTACGAACCCAATTGATGTCTTTGCTTCCCTCTCTAACGCATATCTCAACGCTGAAATTAAATGGTCACGCTTTCCAACCGGTATTGGTATTACATTCCCTTGTTTGTCCTCTTGCCATTTATACTGCGCTATCTCATTTTTAAAATTCTGACAACGCATATCAACAAATATTTTGTGCTGTTGTAACCATTGTAACCCGTGTTGCACGCTGTCCTTGCCCTTCTTTGCGCCTAACGCAGAAATACCCTCGTTTTTTAATTCCTGTATGGACTTCGGCTCTGCTGAATCACAAGTTACGTATTCGTATCCAATTATGTTTTTTATTTCGCGTGCCAATACATCATTGGTTAATCCTTTTTCATACAATTCGTCTAACACATATATGCTTTTATGTTTGCGGTCATAATGCACCCTAATTAATGCTGCTTCATCTTCTGCAAAGCCAAAATCCAAACCATTGCAATAATTATCAGCCGTTTTCCTCATTTCTGATAAATCCTCAACCGACCAATTCTTGAATATTACCGCGCCCAACACGCCCCAATTGCCTAACGTGTAAACGTTGTAATAATATTCGTCCGTTTCGTTCTCTAATAATTTTTTATCGTCCTCTGTTAAAAACGCGTTGTCCTTGTACGTTGTTTTTAATATTGCGACCCCGTTGCCTTTAAATTCGCGCTTACTATCTTCCCAACCATTAAAAAACTCTGTATATATCCACGACGTTTTTAATATCGGATTAAATGTTATTATCACCTGCTTCTTCCCCGACGTTTCGCCACGCAACCGCTTCGTTAATTCTTTGTAACTCTGATAGCTGACTTCTGTGCCTTCCTCTATCCATATCTTTTCTATTACTCCCTTTATTGGTGTAATAGACTTTAGCTTCTGTGCGTCGTCTAACCCCGCAAACAATATTTGATTCCTGTTTTTCTTATATGTTATTACCATGTCCGTCTTGTTGACACTGAACGCGCCTTCTAAATCGTACATCGTAATACATTTCTGTATTTCGTTGAATACGCTCGCCCGAATTGTCTTCGCAACGTTACGCACAACCAAATAACTCCCTATACCCGACGTAATGTCCGCAATAACCTTCTGCGCCATAAATACTGACTTTCCCGACGACGAGCCCCCATATAATATAATAACGTCTACGTCCTCACATTGCTTTATGTACGGCAAATATATTTTATTTACCCTCATTTCCATGTTATACGCCTACTATCTTGATTGATATTTCCCCGCCGTCCTTGCCCGTGACCTCGTTCTTGTCTACTTGCGATAAATACTGCTTTCCTAACCATATTAACATTGTAGAATTGCCCTTCTCTGCCGCTTTCCATTGCATACGTCTTAATGATGCGTGCCCCTCTTGTCTTTTTGAATGATATACGCGACAAAACTCTTTGTCCCGTTGCATCGTCCGCACGTCTACGCCTAATATGCCCTCTAATTCTAACTCCGTGCACTGTATTGCGGCTAACTTACCGACCAGTTCATAATCGATTGTTTTCTTCGGCCTTCCCCCTGCGTGCATTGCTTGCCAACCCTTTCTTTGTGTTTATATGCCTGCTATTGGTACGTGCAATATAGGGTTATAATCTACGTTTGCCCGTGTTTTTAATGTGTTGCTGTTCTTACCCTTGTCCCTTTGTATTATCTCGCTTCCCCATTTTTGCTGTAACAAATCAAATTGCTCGCGCTCTCTGTTGTGATTCCTTATCGTTGCACAACCTCCCGCTTGTTTTGTTTAACGCTGCGTTCGCGGCTTTTTCTTTCGCGTCGTCAAAATCAACCACAACGCACTCTACTTCTTTGTCACCCTGTGCTTTTAATATTTTAAATCGTTGGTGCCCTCCAACTATGTTTCCTGTTCTTTTGTTCCACACAATAGGCTCTATATATCCAAACGTTTCTATGCTGTTTTTTATATGTTGATATTGTTTATCCGCTGGCTTTAAATCCTTTCTAGGATTATACTTGGCTGGCTTCATTTCTTTAACGTCAACCATTTGTATTGTCATATTTCCCCCTGTTCTAATCCATTGACTCCCGCCCCTGCCCGCTTTTACGCTTATGGATTTCATACCCAACAAAAAAGACGCCATATCAGTTACGGCATCTTTTGCTCTCGCTTATTTAGCTATCTTCACTAACTATTAACATTATAGCAAATACCCCTCTTAACTGTCAACACTTTTTCCGAAATTTTCTTACAATCTCAGTTTTCTTTCTACTGCGAATAAATCTCTCGCCATTTTCAACGCCCTGTATATGTCTCTTTCCGTTGCCCCAACCTTTTCGCAAACCTCGCTTACTTTAATTTTTATTTCACCCCGTTCCTTGCACTCCGCACAATATACCGTTTCTACCGCTGTTTTTGCCTTCGTGTGTCCGTTTGCGTCTAATATCTTTATTACATTGTCTACCGCTATTAAGTCCTCTATTTCCGCGTGTTTTTCGTCGTATACGCGTTCTCGATGTATCAACGCCGCCTCTGTTGGGTTGCTAACTCCCGCTCCCCCCTTGTCCATGTCGCACAACTTGTTGTTTATGTACTTTTCCACGCCCCCGCTTTGATAATAAAATCTAAATGCGTCGCTTGCATAATCCCTAATGTGGTCAAACTTCATAACATCACCTCGCCTATTTTCTGCAATTCTGCTATGTACGCCCGTCTTGCGTCTTCTTCGATACAATACGCCCCTATCCGTATTTTCTTCCCCTCTATGCGTATATGTGCCATCCACTTATCTCTTTCCTTTGCCACGCCTACGTATTTTGACACCTTGCTCTCGTGCCTGTTCTGCGCGTTTTGCCTCACCGTTACACTCCTAATGTTTTCCCTTACATTATTCAACCCGTCCCCGTCGATGTGGTCGGTGCATCTGCCTCCGCCTAATATTTCACGGTGCATATATACCGCCTCGCACTTCCCGTTTGTTACCACCGTTCTAACCGCATACGTTAAATTTTTTGCAACTGTGTTTTTCCGCCACTTGTTTACATTAATTCTTTCGTAATCTTCGTCGCTTACGCGCGCCACCCCTCCGTTTGTTAATTGTATTTCTCTCACCTTTTACACTCCTTCCCGCACTTTGAACAAATATGCGTCAATCTCTTATACAACGGTTTTTTGTTTAGAATTAATATTCTTAACTTGTAATTGTGAAAGCAGGTTATTTGCTTCCAAAACTTATTCATCTGTTTTGCTCCTCTATATCGACAAATCTGCTTTTATAATACCAATGCTCTTCTCCTCTATCGTCTTTAATGTAATAGGTTTTGGTTGCTGGTGCTTCTTTTTTTGCTTCGTACTCTTTGCCTATCGTTAGTTCACTCTCGCATGTGTTGCCCACGCAAACCACAATCTTTTTCTTTGGTTCTGCTGTCTTTGTTTCAACTTTCCACTTATCCATTTCCTCTCTAACCATTTTCCCACCATATGCCTTTTTAGCCATACATATAAGCAAGCCTTTCTCTGCATTATATGTATCGTGTTCATCGCACTTGGCTATGGTTTTTGTGCCATCGTCCCATATAATAATGGTTGCAGGTGGGTTGTAGATGACTTTTTGAATAAGTGGAGTTGTTACCTCTTTAAACCTTGATGCTGATGCGTACATATAGGTACCATTGTCGCATTCGTGTATCTTATATGTTCTCCCATCGTTTTCTACGCTTACTAAGTATTTTCTCCCTACTGTCAAAAATTCTTCTGCTCTATCGTTGTTAATACATTTTACTGTCATTTTTCTTCCTCCTTTTTCCACTCGCTTTTCAGCTCTGCCCAATTCAATATTTTCAACTTTGCAATGTTGTACCCTATTACCCCAGTAGATATTCCGTAGAATATTACAAAAGGTATATTGCCTATTGAGTAATTATCTCGCAAGGCTATAAGGGTTGTTGTTGCTGATATTGCTATGACTAAGCTAATTATTCTTTTCATCGTTTTTCCTCCTCTACTTTTTATGGGTAATTTATCCTCTCTTCTAAGAGCTTGCTCTGTGCCCATCTCTCCATTGTTTGCAATTATGACTTCCCACTGCGTTGACGGAGAGCTACAAGTAAACTCCACAAGATCATCTTCTGGTGCCGTTATTCCAGAAGGAGTGTCGTGCAAAGTTTTTTGTTTTGCTTGTAATTTATTAATGTCTTGAAGCATTTTCTCATAGAATATTTTGTTCATTGCTTTTCCTCCTTAAATAATTTATATGCTAATTTGAGATGCTCACCAATTTTGTCTATGTCTTTACCATTGAACTTGAAATGGCTTAGTCCAATTGGGCAAAACTGTGTATCAAATTTATGATTACTGCACTCTTTAGGTCTGCTCTCGTATATAGTACAAAAACAATATTTGTCTTTCCATATAAGGTGAGGACACTCTCCGCCATTAATCGGGCTCATTCTTGAACAACAATCTCCACAGTGTAAACAATACATCTGATTTATTCCCCCTTAAACAATCTTGCTGTTTTACGCTTAACGCTCATGCGATTCCACCATGTTTCAAGCCTGCACACTTTTAACACTCTAAACAAACTCGGTCTTTGCTGCTCTACCTTTACAATGTCGCCCTCCTTGAGTTTTTGGTTTGAATACACTATATTGTACCCTGTTTGTGTCCTCCATCTTGCCATTAATTCTATGTAGTATTGGTCTTCTATTTCGTCAATTTGTATTTTCATATGTTTTGCTCCTCCTCTATAACTTCAAATCTATCCTTGTTAAACCATGATTCTTTATTGTCATCTGTTGTAATAACATAAAATGTTTTTATGCCGGAAATGTCTTGCGGTTCATATACCTTTCCAATGGTTAAATATTTTTCAAATCCAACATTGTTAATGCATTTGACTTTCATTTTTGCTCCTCTCCAAATCTTTTTTAGTAGTCTTAACTATCTCCCTACTGTTGTTGCTGTTCAATATGTCTACTAATTCCTCAATAAACTTACCTAAACTTTGTATTCTTACTGATAATCTCCCTGCTTCGTTAGCATCAATGTATAAATTTTCCTCGTGAACGAAGTAGGTTACACCTATAAATTGTTCGGAGTCCCATGGTAGATAGCCTAATTCGGATAGTTTCATTTTTTGTATTGGTTTCATGTAGCTTCACCATAATAATCCTTTATAACCCTGATAGCTTCATCTGCACCTTTGCATATATCTACCCTGTAAAATTGCTGTTTTAGCTTGATTATGTACTCGTCTTGCTTGTCTGATAACACACCTCCTTTTATGCGCTTCATCTCGATAAATAGTCCATGATATACTCCGTTTGCTACTGGCAGAAATACATCCGGCACCCCCGGTTTTACTCCTTGCTGTTGTAGGTGTACCGCTTCGATTATGTTTCTTGAGCCGCCATTTGGAATTGAAAACATTAATTCAATAAACGGATATTTATTCTTGTTCAATTCCGCCCATCGGAATAGCACAACTTGTTCTTCGCACTCCTTTGGTATTAATTCTTTAATATTTGATACATGGCTTGTCTTGTTTTTGCGTTTTTGTGACTTTACCTTAACTTGTGTGTCCTCGCATTTAAAAGGCAATTTTGGCTCATTCTGTGCCTGTATGATTTTGTTGAAGTGTTCTTGTGTTATTCGTGTCATGTTGGTCCTCCTTTTAATATTTAACTCCGATATAATCTAATACTTTACCTAACCCTAAGCCGTTTTCTTCTGTCGGTCTAATGCAATAATCGTACATTTTTGGGTGTGTTATTTTCATGCGCTGAAATCTGTTGGGTTCCTTTTCTAAATGACAACCAAACATACAGAACATGCACCCTGTTCGTTGCTCCCCTGTTGTATGTAACGGTCTGCCTGTGTCGTCCCCGAACAAACTTATCTGCCCTTCTAAGTCATCTTCAATTTCTCCATAAATAGTCGAATATGGAATGTTAAATTTTTTTATGTATTGTAATATATCTTGCTCTTTCCAAAACGATAAAGGTTTCGATATTGGCGGTTTTGTGTCGAACGCGTTGCATCCAGTTTTTAACCATGCTTGTTTTCTTTGTCCCGATTCATCTGCTGTTGTGCCAACAAAGGCTCTTGTTCTTTTTTGATATACTTTTAATGGCTTTTTTTTTATTTCTTCGCAGCACTTGCTTGATATGCAAAACGGCGCGTTAATTAAATATTTATATTTTTTATATCTTTGCTTAAACTCGTCCCTGTTGCCTTTTGGGTCTTCCCCGTTAAATCGGTTGGTTGCCCACACTTTGCTTTTTTTTGCATAGTATACCATCTTTGCCACCTCTTTGCTTATAACTGGATACCCATACTTTTTTATAACCTCAACGAATGTCGTTGCAGGCTTTACCCATGTTACATTATCTATTGTTTTTACAAATTCTCTTATCTCTGGATATTCTAATCCTGTATCAGCAAAGACCGCTTCGACATCTGGATACATTTCTCTGACTATGTGTAACAAAACTGTGCTATCTTTACCGCCACTAAATGACACATTTACATCGCCCTCCCAATGCTCGTACCATTCTCTTATGCGTTGTTTTGTTTTTTCTATTTTGACTTCTAGTGGTAAAGATTGCAGTTGTTTTAATTGCCACATCTCATGTGTCATTTATCTGCTCCCCCTTTGTAAATTAAAATTGCCAAGACGATTAAAAAAATAAGTGATAGTATTGCAAGGTTTAATAATATTTCACTCATTGCCATCACCTATTTTCTTTACGCTGTTAGTTAACATCTGCTTAACTGATTCAGGTAGCTTGTCCAGTGCTTTTTCTCGCTTTGATATTTCTTCGTATGACTTACGAAACCCACTTGCAATTACCGATGCAACTATGTTGGCGTCCATTTGTGAATACTCTCGCATGAGATTAGCTGAACCAATCGCTTTTTGAATTGCCACTGGTAACTTGTTAAACTCTAAGTCAGCATGATAACCACTATTACAGATGCCTGCATAAGCTAAATCCCATGCTTGACTTGTGGTAATTTCGTTTGTTTGAGTGAATAGTCGGAGCTTGTCCTTTATGTCAGCTATTGTTGGAGGGAATTTGCATGTGTTTATAACTGACTTTACTGCTTGAAGCGTTTCTATGTAGCTATCATCTTCAAACATCATGTGCCACACTTCGATTGTTTCTAATCCTTCTTTAACTGTCATGTCTTTAAATGATGATGGATATGATGTTTTAATTAACCCAAGTATTACGGTTATCTGTTCTTTTGTCATCGTTTTCTCCTCTCAGTATTTTTGCAAACACATTGCCTGTTTCTTCTTCTTTCCGCTTTGACACCTTTTGGTTTAGATAGCCCTCAAACTTATTACTAAATAATGTTTCAGGTCTTAAATACATCTCCATGTCAGTTCCAATCCATTCAACACATTTTTTATCAATCACATCATAGAAGTTTTGAATAGTATATTTATCCTCACCCTCTCTTTCATTAAGGCGTGCGTTAATTAAATCTTTTGTTTTTTGTGAGGCGTGCTTATAGTTTGTCCCTGCTCTTAAATTTAAGTAGTTGGTAATTTCCTTGTATGGCTCATTGCTTGTCAGTAAAACACCCTCACCATCTTTTGCTTTATTAGGTGGTCTTGTTTTTTTAATTGTTTCTTTTTTTGCCACGCCTATTACTATCTCCCTATTACCTATTTCTTTTATCCCTATTACTGTTTCCCTATTACCTATTACTGTGTTCTGGTGCTTGTCTTGTTCTTGCACCGTGCTAACACTGTGCTTGTATGGTGCTAATACTCCACTTTCTAATGTTGGTATGATACTTTCCGATTCTTTTATATGTGGGTTTTGATGTACTGCAAACTTGTTAATCTGTATGTATTGTGTATTGTCTACCACATATCTTAATATAAAGTGTTCTTGTGAAAAGTATAGCAACTCAAGTAAGTTGTCAACATCAACATTATCATAGGGCATTAATGACGCTTTGATTTTTAATGGTCTATCCTCAAGTCTACCCTCTCTGTCAGCTATGCACCATAAACCAATAAATAATAATCGTGCTTCAAATGGCAGCGCAGATAAGTATTCATTCATAAAAAAGCCAGGTTTTATTGTTCTTGCTCTTGCCATTTACTTTCCCTCACTCTCTAAATATTCATTTAGAATCATTCTGACTAAACTCACAAAACTCAATCCTTTTTTTGTAGCCATAGCCTGTAATATTTCGTATGGCTCGCGCTTAATTGTAATATTCCTATTTACATTTAAACTTTTTCCTCTCATTTTATCACCACCTTTTACTATATTATACCATTATTATTATACATAATCAAGAGTTATCTCGGCAGGAGAGGGATTATCTCCCCCTCGCTAAAATGGTAGACTTTCGTCTGCATCTGATTGCTTTGAAGTAGGTTGATTGCTTTGTTGTGTTGGCGTAGCTTTATCGCCGCAAAAATAACATTCCTCAACGATGACATTAGTTGAATATTTCTTTACATTATCTTTATCAACCCATGAATCAATTTTTAAATTGCCTGTGATAGCTATCATTTTTCCTTTCTCAAAATATGAAGATATAAAAATTGCTGTTTTGCCAAAAGCTACGCAATTAATAAAATCTGCTGTTTTTTCTCCTTTTGAATGTCTATCTACTGCAATAGTGATTTTAGTAATTTCCATTCCTGTTTGCGATTGTGTAAATTCAGGATCCTTTACGAGTCTTCCAAGTAAAATTACTTTGTTCATTTTGTTACCTCCGTAAATAAATTGTTTTGTGCCGTTTCTTCTTCTCCTGGTATTAATTCTTCAATTCTTGGTTGTGATTTGTGTATGCTTATTCTTTTGTTAGCCATTATGCAATATTCTTCTGCTATTTCAAAACCTATATAATTTCTGTTATTTAATATTGCCATTTTTGCGGTAGTACCACTTCCCATAAAAGGATCAAGAACAATATCACCTTCATTACTCCAAGATAGAATATGTCTCTCACATAATTCATCTGGGAAAATTGCTGGATGTTTATAAGCTATATTATCTTTTGTTGTACGCATGAATCCTGTATTTATAATCCAAACATTATCCATTTTTCTCTCATCTTTACCTTTTTCATACTTCATAGCTTTTGTTGTTCCGTCTTTTTGTCTGGTAGTGCTAATTTCTTTTGTATTTTTTTTCCATATTGTTTTTTGTGTTTGAATATTAGTCGTCAAGGGTTTACCTTTAGACAAAACAAACATATATTCAAATTGTTGATAATATCTATTTGTCGGTGGAAAGGGATAACTGTTTTTCTGATAAATCATAGTATCGTGAATATTAAATCCAATATCTTTGAAATATAAAGCGTGATTAAAAGAAGTCAATGTTTCGCTTCCATTCTTATCATGTCCGTCACCTATTATCCAAACTACTACTCCACCTTG